TGTAAAGACGAATATGACCTTATTCAGAAATTTCTTCAAGTCTGGGAATCAGACGCGTGGATGCCGGACATCATCACGGGATGGAATATTGAATTTTTTGATATCCCATATCTTATTAACCGGATTAAGGCTTTATATAATGAAAGAGAAGCTAAAAGACTATCTCCTTGGAAGATGTTGAATGAAAAAATAGTAGAGTTTCGCGGCAAAGAGAATAGAGTATATGAGATCGTAGGTGTGTCTGATCTAGACTACTATCGACTGTATCGTAAGTTCTCATTTGGTAATCAAGAGTCTTATAAGTTAGATTATATTGCTCAGATAGAATTAGGTGAGAGAAAGTTAGACTATTCTGAATATGGATCTCTCAATGAATTCTATAAGAATAACTTTCAAAAGTATATGGAGTACAACATACACGACGTTCTTCTAGTTCAGAAGCTTGAAGATAAGTTAAAGTTTATTGAGCAGGTAATGGCGATCGCTTATGACGCTAGGGTTAACTATACAGATACTATGGCCACAGTTCGTCCATGGGATGTTATTATTCATAACTATCTACTAGATCAAAAGATAGTAATTCCACAGTCTAAGAAACAGGTGTTTGAAGGTGGTCTTGTCGGTGGATACGTTAAAGATCCAAAGATTGGTCTGAGTAAATGGGTCGTATCGTTTGATTTGAACTCTCTGTATCCACATCTTATCATGCAGTATAATATCAGTCCTGAAACACTCACTGGGAAACTTGGTCCTTCTGGTGGTGTGGATTGGTTACTTGATGGTAATTTTGAATATAAAGATAGTAACTATGCATATGCGGCTAATGGATGTACATTTAAAAAAGATAAGCAGGGATTTCTTCCCGCACTAATGGAAAGAATGTATGACGACCGTACTAAGTATAAGAAACTAATGCTTGAAGCTAAGCAGCGTTATGAGAAGACAAAGACACTTGAAGATGAAAAACTTGTCGCTAGATATCATAATATGCAGCTTGCAAAAAAGATTCAGTTAAATTCAGCTTACGGCGCTCTTGCTAACCAGTATTTTCGTTGGTTTAACTTTGATCTAGCAGAAGCTATTACAACTTCTGGTCAGTTATCTATTCGTTGGATTGAAAAGAAAATAAATCAGTATATGAATATAATATTAAAGACAGATGAGGATTATGTTATCGCATCTGATACTGATTCGATCTATGTTCGCATGGATAAGCTCGTGGTCACAATGGGCGATGTAGATGAAAAGAAGATAGTTAATGCCTTAGATATATTCTGTGAAAAGAAACTGCAGCAATATATCGATGAGTGCTATCAAGAACTAGCTGATATGATGAATGCCTATCAGCAGAAGATGAAGATGAAGCGTGAAACCATAGCTAATAAGGGTATTTGGCGTGGTAAGAAGATGTATATACTTAATGCATGGGACGTTGAGGGTGTACGATATGAAGAGCCAAAGTTAAAGCTTCAAGGAATTGAGGCTATTAGATCTTCTACGCCGCACGCTTGTAGAGAGAATATTAAAGACGCTCTTAAGATTATTATGAATGGAACTCAGGACGAGCTAAAGAGTTTTATAATTAATTTTAGAAAAGACTTTGATGCTCTTCCATTTGAGTCTATAGCATTTCCAAGAGGCGTTAACGGGCTAGATGTATTCTCAGATAGATCAAAGGTATATAAAAAATCTACACCTATGCACGTTAAAGGTTGTTTGATGTTTAACTACCTATTGAAGAAACACGGCATTAACAATATACCTCCAATAGTAAATGGAGATAAGATTAGGTTCGTCTATCTTATGACCCCTAATCCTATAATCAATGAGAACGTTATAGCCACTCCAGACGAGTTACCTAAAGAACTCGATCTTGAAAAATATATAGATAGAGAGATGCAGTTCAATAAATCTTTTCTTGATCCACTAAAATCTATAACTGACGTTATCGGCTGGGATTTGGAAGAAAAATCAACTATAGAAGGATTCTTTGTATGAGTAGTGATTTTGATTTTGGTTTTACTACAGAAGATGAACTTAGAGGTGAACAAGAGAAATTACAAGGTCTTGTTAAAATGATCATGCCATTTCTTAATAATCTTAAAGGTGATTCTACTAAAGATATTATTAAATGGAACGGCGCTGATAGAGTAAAGCAGATCGATGCGTTTATTAAAAAGATGAACGATTATGTAAGCAGTTGACATACATTGCTATAAATTGTATAATACTATAATATATGGAGAATTAATATGTCTTTAAAAGAAAAACTTATTAAAAATAGTACTATTGAATATACTTCAACTCTTACTGATTCTAAGATCTATACTAAGAAAGATATGATCCCAACGCCGGTACCGATGATCAATGTAGCGTTATCTGGTTCTATTGACGGTGGTATCACACCAGGACTCACGATGCTTGCCGGTCCTTCTAAACATTTTAAGACTGGTTTTGCTCTTCTTCTTGCTTCTTCTTATCTTAAGAAATATCCGGACGGAGTCATCTTATTCTATGACTCTGAGTTTGGTACGCCGCAGTCTTACTTCTCAAAGTTCAATATTCCATTAGACTCTGTTGTTCATACGCCAATCACAGACGTTGAAGAGCTTAAGTTTGATATTATGAAGCAGCTCAAAGAAATTGATCGTAAAGATCGTGTGCTTATTATTATTGACTCTATTGGTAATCTTGCTTCAAAGAAAGAAGTTGAAGATGCTCTTAATGAAAAGTCAGTTGCCGACATGTCTCGTGCAAAACAGCTTAAGTCACTGTTTAGAATGATCACACCACATCTTACGCTCAAAGACATTCCAGTTGCTGCGGTAAATCATACGTATATGGAAATTGGTATGTTTCCAAAAGCAGTCGTCGGTGGTGGCACAGGCGCGTACTACGGCGCAGATAATATCTGGATTTTAGGAAGGCAGCAGGATAAAGATGGAACAGAGATTCAGGGGTACCATTTTGTCATCAATGTTGAGAAATCCCGTTACGTACGTGAAAAATCTAAGATACCAATTACCATTAGCTATGAGGGTGGTATTAATCGCTGGAGCGGTCTTCTCGATCTTGCCATCGAGGGTAATTACGTGGCTAAGCCAAAAGTGGGATGGTACTCCGTCGTCAATCGTGAAACTGGCGAAGTCGATGGAAAGAACTTCAGAGCGTCTGATATTGTGGACAGTAAAGAATTTTGGATGAATATGTTTAAGACTACAGACTTTGCTGACTATATTAAGAAGACTTATTCACTTGACACTGAAGGAAGTCTGGTATATAATGATGATGAATCGGAGGCATGTTAATTGAATATCGAACGCGTCATACTTTCTAATCTCGTGTTTAACGAGGATTTCAGCAGGAAGGCTATACCGTTTTTAAAGACAGAATATTTTACAGATTACTCAGAGAGAACTGTCTTTGAGTTAGTCGATGAATACGTTAAGAAGTACAATTCATTTCCATCAGTCGAGGCTCTGGCGATCGACCTAAGTAACAAGGACGGCTTAAGCGAAGACAGCTTCAAGTCGTGCAAAGACATAATCGGGTCGCTGTCACAGGACCCAAACACTAAACTAGATTGGATTTTGGATCAGACAGAAAAATTCTGTCAAGATAAATCACTCTATCTTGCGATCATGAAGTCAATCAAAATAATGGATGAGAAGAATGCTTCAATCTCAAAAGGTTCGATTCCTCAAATACTTACTGATGCCCTTGCTGTTTCTTTTGACACCCATATTGGTCATGATTTCTTGGTGGATACTGATGAACGATATGAGTTCTACCACCGTAAAGAGAAGAGAGTTCCATTCGATCTTGACTACTTTAACGCCATTACAAACGGTGGCCTGCCGAACAAGACTCTCAATATCGCACTCGCGGGTACAGGTGTCGGAAAATCGCTATTCATGTGTCACTGTGCCGCAGCAAACCTCTCAAGAGGACTCAATGTTCTATACATTACGCTAGAGATGGCTGAGGAGAGAATTGCAGAGCGCATCGACGCTAATCTCCTCAACGTCACAATGGATGAATTAGAACTATTACCAAAACAATCTTATGACTCTAAAATAGGTACGCTCAAGACAAAGACTACTGGTAAACTTATTATCAAAGAATATCCGACTGCTTGTGCTGGATCTGCTAACTTTAGACATCTTCTTAATGAACTAAAGATCAAGAAGAACTTTCAGCCTGATATTATCTATATTGATTATCTTAACATTTGTATGTCATCGAGGATGAAGTATGGAGCCACAGTCAATTCTTATACCTATATCAAAGCAATCGCAGAAGAGCTTCGAGGACTTGCAGTGGAATACGATGTACCTATCGTCTCT